ACTCCCGGACTGCCGTGGAGACGGGGATCGCGGTAGGCGGCGCCCAAGGTCACTTCGTAGCCCATCTCTCCTGCTTTCTTGATGAGGTCCGCGACCATGATGGCGAATCTCGATTGCTGTTCTCTCAGGGACATTTCATTCCTCGTTTTCGTTCACTCTGCCCTTCCCTTCCGGACAGGTGTGTTTTGCGCATTTGAGGGCGTCGTCCGAGGCCGGGCATTCGCCGTCGATTATTATGCAGTAGCCCATCATCATGGCCCGGCGATCTTGGCCTTTACCCCCAGCCAGAGCGCTGTCGCCAAGGCAACCGCCAGTACACCGACCAACACGATAACCCCATGGTCGGCGGCCTTTCGAAGTTTGTCGCCAAACCGCAATGATTCCTGAAACTCACTGACCTGCTTTGGGTCTTCCACGTCTACACCGAGGATCGCAAAGGTTTTTTTCACCGCTTTGTCCGCTGCGGCATTGGCGAATTCGCAATTCCGTTGCGATGTCGTCACGCAAGATTCGGGCATGTTATTTTCGGCCATGCATATCTCCTGAAATCGCCGATTCGTTCGGGGAGGCGAACCTCCCCGCTCGTTATTACTTCACTTTGATGCGTGTTCCGGCAAGGGGCTCCAGCAGCGTCACCAGGGGCGCGGACTGGCTCACGATCTCGATGGCGGGAGGGTTTTTCTTCAGCTCGTAATCGTGATACACCTGGCCACGGAATGACGGCGCATACAGGTTCTGGATGGCTCCGTACAACTCCTGGTTGCCGGTCGCCTGTGTCGAGCCGATGAAAACCTCATCCGTGGGGACATACGGTTTCATGGAGCCGTCGTCGTCCAGGTACTGGGCCGAATAGGTGAACAGGTCGAGGACCATGTCCGCGTCGCGGATGGTCCCGCAATACGTGGTGTATTTGTCCACAGCCACGGGGGATATCATGCCGAGCTTCATGTCCAGCATGTCCAGATATTTCTCGTTATCATCTGCCGCCAGCCACTTGCGGAACTCCGACCAGGCGCCGGAACCGAACACGGCCGTGTCGCTCACCACCTGGCCGTCATCACGGTTTTTCCTGCATGCGCCCTGCAAATCGTCCCACGGCGCCGCGGCGGACTGTCCCCATCGGGCGTCGCCCTCCAGCGTCAGGTTGTGAGTCTCCGGGAGGTCAAAGCTGATGGTGTGGTTGTAGCCGTCGCCCACCACCGGGATAGCGCCGGTAAACAGGGCCTTCCCGGCCATCCACTCGCAGCGGAAAGCGATTTCATCGTTGTTTTCCGCCACTCTCTCACCGAGGAGCGCGGCCAGCAGTTCCGGCTGATCCGTGCCGGTATCATAGATAGTCGCGCCTGGCTTTCTGGCGCTCAGGTGCTCCGGGGTGATAATCTTGGTAGGCTTCAGCGTCGGGGGGGTGTAGGTCTTCATGGTGAAGCCCTGGGCCGCCGTGGCCTTGCCAGGCATGGTCGGGTGTACGAACGGCGCCATGCCGCGCTTGGGCATGACCAGGTCGAGGTCGATATGCGCGGTCCCGAAGGTGAAGACCCTTCCGAAAAACCGCTGCCGCAAAAACTTAGTAAGCACGGGCACCCGCTCGATTGCGGTGTGCATGCTGCGTTTCAAAAAAGCGTCGAGGCTCATAATTTTGTCTCCTTGTTTGCTTGCCCTCTACCTCAGAGGGCGGCCGTCAAGCCGGGTGAGGGTCACAGGGTCCGCATATCGCGCAGGAACACCCCGCGAAGGCGGAGCGCATCCTGAATGTCCGTGTACACTGTGCCATCAGCCAGAGTCAGGGCATTGCGGTTGAATATGCCGGTTTCGTAATACACCGCCGGTTTGTCGGCCAGCGTCGCGTCAACAGCTTCCGCCAGGATGCCGACAGGGTTCTGGCTGCCGTCCACGGCGGTCTTGTCCACCAGCTTCAGGCCACCGGCCCCGGCGGTAACGGTGATGGTGAAGGTGTCCCCCACCGCGAAATCGGTATCGCCGTCGTTGATGGTGAAGCCGATGCGCTCGTTAGCATAGGCAACGCCTACGCTGGCATCGGCAAAGCGGCCGCTTTTGGAGCCGACCACAGAGAAGACACCGCCATTGCCCGCCACGGCGGCCACGGTGATGGTGAAGGAGTCACCAGAGGCGAAATCGGCTTCGGTTCCATCGGCAATGGTGAAGGTGAGCCCGCCGCCGACGAATTCAACGCCTACGGTGGCAATCCCGACGGTGATACCGTCCGGATCCTCTATGGTGAACTTGCCGGCATTAGTCGCGGGCTCGATGCAGACGGCGCGATAGACGCCGGTTTTTGCCCCAGTCCCTACAGTGGGGGTTGCGGTGATAGCGCCATCGCCGGTGTTGCCGGCAACAGCGGCCCCGGCTGCCGCGCCTGCCGTCGGCGCACCGGCTCCTATGCAGGTCAGTTTCCAGACTTCCGGAATCGTCAGGGCCTTGCCTGCCACTCCGGTGCAGGTTCCGTCGCCGGTATTGGTCCCGCCGGTCCCGGTGGCCGGAACGGTAACGCCAACAGCGCCAAGGACCGCGCCACGCGGCAGGCTCTGCCCGGCCAACAGTGTCCCGGCCTTGGTCAGCGCCGGAAATTCGGTTCCGGCAAGCAGTTTGTCAGGGGTATAGGTTTCAGACATGATCTTCCTCCTCTATGGAATATCGTTGTGGGGGTCAGTTTCTCTTTACCCAGTCCTCGGCGGCTCTGGCCATGGCGTCACCACATGCGGCCTCCTTGACCTTCTCGGAGGCGGCGTCCATGCTCGCGTCCACTACCGGGGCCGCCTGTGTCGCGCCGGTCTGGATGTCGTCGGCCGCCTTGGCCAGGACTTCGGCCTCCTTGCGCTGGAGCGCCAGGGCCGTATCACCGGCGGACAGGCCGTTTTTCACGCCGTCCATGATAATGTCCCGATGCGCTTTGGCCGAAGGTCCGGGGATATCCAGGATGGACATAACCCTTGCCCTTTCGTCGTTCGCCCCTGCCGTTCGCCCTTCCGCGATACCCGCCTGCTTGCCCTCTTCAAAAATCTCCGCGTACAGGGCGGGATGCTGTTGCTGCAAGTCTTCTCTGGTCATACGCTGTTCTCCTTTCGGTTTTTCCGCCGTGGCTGTCCCGCCCGGTACGGATATTGTTCTTCTACTATGCGATGCGCCCAGGTCTTTCATGTGCGCTATCATCTCGTCAAAACTCTTCATGCCGTCTGCCAGACCCGCTTCAATCGCCTGTCTGCCGGTGAAGATCCGCGCATCGGCGACCTCATCGGCGACCTTTTGCCGCTCCATGCCGCGATAGTCGGCCATGGAATCGACAAACGCGCCATACAGATAATCGACCCGTTCCTGCATCTGGCCCCGGTCCTCTTCGGACAGCGGCCCGTAGGGATGGCCGACGCCCTTGTATTTCCCGGCGGTAATCAGCGTGGTTTTTTCCCCGCGCTTTTCTTCCTGTTTAGAGATATCCCGGTGCATGGCAATGACGCCTATGGAGCCAAGCTCCGTGGCGTTGCTGCCGATGTAGGTGGCTTCCGTGGCCGCTCCCAAAAGCTGGGCCGCGCTGGTCATGTAACCATCGGTCCAGGCCATGAGCGGCTTTATCGCCGAGGCGTTGCGGAGAAATTCGGCCGTGTCGAACAACTGGTTGACCGCGCCGCCGGGGGAATCGAAATTGAGCAGGATAGCGGTCACGGCCGGGTCCTTCAGCGCGCTTTCCACATCGTTGCGGATGGCCGCGTAGGAGGTGGCACCGGAGATCTCCTGAAACATCGTCGCCCGCGGAATCATCGGTCCCATTACCGGGATGACCGCTACCCCGTCCATAACCGTCGTGGGGAGCCGCGACCCGTCCAGCCGCTTGCCGGTTGACGCCTCGATGCGGGCGATGTCCTCTGGAGACAACCGCCCGTTACGGGTCAGGTGCGCCTCGTAGATGTCCCACATCAACGTCAGGGTCTCGCCCCGGATAGCCCAGGGGCTCTGTAAAATCGTCAGTACACTCATTCCGCCTCCGGAAGATCGGGGTTCTGGACAGGGGCTTCCTTTACGGCGGCCGGGGTTTCCGTCTTCGCGCCCGCCGGGGGTATCCCTTGTGTTGCCCGCATCTTCTCTTCCTTGCCCCGCTGTACGATGTTGGTTTCCCAGTCGCCGCCGTTCATGGCCGCTGTTTCCTGGGATAGCGTCGTGATGCCGAGGGCCGAGCGCCGTTCCGCCGCCTCCACCTCGTCCACCGGGTTAATAATCGGTTTGGACGGGCCGGTCCATTCGTGCCCCATCCACGCCGCACGAATCATCGGATCGCTGAAAAAGCCGGGGGCGTAGATAGTGCCCTGGGCCACTTCCTGGGCCAGCCACACGGCAAAGACAGGGTCGCAATGGTCTTCGACCAGTTCGGCCCGCATGCACAGGAAGAAACGCCAGGCGTCCTCCATGGCGGCCCGCGCCGCGCTGTAGCTGGCGGTATAGTGCTTTATCACTACCTCATACGGGATGCCGATACGCAGCCCGATCTGGCGCACGCACGCGAGAAAGAACGGGTCGAAATTGGCGTTGGGCAGGTTCGGGTCCGCTGTCTGTATCTCTTGGTCTCTCCCCAGGCCGACCACCGCGCCGTAACCCAGGCGGATATTGCCGGTCGTGGCCGCGCTCTCGCCTGCTCCGGTCTGAACCGTCATGCCCGGCAGCCGCCGCACCGCCGGGGCCAGCGGCGTATTGTCCAGACTCTGGCCGGTGCTCTTGATGAACACGGTAAAGAGCGCCGACACCACGGCCCGCTTCAGTTCGGCCTTGGTCATACGCGCCATGTCCTTGAGGGGCTCCAGCACTCCGGCCAGCATGGGAATGCCCCGCGTCTGGCTCGGCCGTTCGGGCCGGTAGTAGTGGAGCACGTTCCGCAGGCCGGTTTTGCTGTTGAAGGCCGGGTACGGGTCCCATACCATCCGGTCGGGGTCGGCATAGAGCACATTGCCGGGATGGCCGCGAGTGAGCCAATAGCGCACCGGCGCGCCGTCTTCGTCTTTCTCCACGCCGCCGGTAAAGCCCCGGCGGTCGGGCTGTTTGTTGGGGTTGCACAGCCGGTCGGCCTCTATCGCCTGCATCCGGAGGGGGTTGGTCAGGCCCGGCAGTGGTTTGACCGGCAGAAGGGTGATGGCCTCGCCATTGATGATGCGGGACCGGAGGGCAAGCTGGGCATGGCCGTTAAAAGACAGGGTCCGCTCGATGTCGCAATCCTTTGAGCCTGCCCACAGCTTCCAGCGGCGCTCGAGGTTGCGTTGCCAGGCGTCGGCTTCCGGGTCGGACAGGCCCAACAGTTCGCGGTCGATGTGGCTTTGCAGGGTGAGCCCGACGCCGACGGTATTCATGATGGTGGTGTTGACAATGCCGCCCGCCACCGGCTGGTTGCGCACTGCGTCACGCGAACGGGAGCGCATGTCGTCCAGACCGGCCAGGGATGAATCGGCATCGGAGGGAAATGGGGTCCATTCGCCCATCTCGCGGCCAGCTCGATCCGCGCCGTCATACCCGCCGCCGGAGGAAAAGGCTTCCGACACCAGGGACATCTGGGCGCGGGCCTGCATCCGTTGCGAGGCCCGGACCGGCGCGAAATACTCCACGATCCTGTCGATGAAGTTTCCCGCTATCAATTTTTCAACTGCGCGGTCTTTCAGCATGGCGGAATGACTCCGTATACCCGTATGCCGCCGCCCCCGGCCAGCTCGCGCACTTTGCCGTCCCAGAACTCGAGGTTGCGGCGCACCTCCGCCGCGTCGGCCCTGGTAAGGCTGCGCCCGCCCGAGGTCGTATTGATGCTGAAGGACTGCGCGCCGGAGGCAAGGGCCGCATCCGCCGTCATCCAGGCGGCCAGTTGAGTCTTTGCTTCGGCAAGGGTGATTCCGTTATCGTCGGGCATCAAGGATCTCCTGGGGAGTTGGCGTGGGGCGTTATATGGTCGGCCGCTATTTTCCCGCTACCCAGAGCGGGCGGGAAGGGGTATAAGGTGACAAAAGGTGGTATTTTTCCAAGAAAATGCAGGATGGGGGTTTTTGGGGAGAAGTTTTTTCTTGATTCTTTTCTGGCCATGGCGGCCGGGAAGCTTATGGACGAACGGGCGGAAAAAAAGAAAGGCGGGGTTTCCCCCGCCTTTCTT